CCAGTCATGGGTTAAGTGATAAAAAGTGTATGGAAATATAGGGGCCAATCCAGTCACTGACTCTGCCACTCCGGCGAACGTTATCACCTCATCTGACTGCACCGTCACCATCAGTTAATGGAGCGCCGGGAAACCGGCGATAAACTTAATGTCAAAACAGAATCTTAAAGCGCTGGCACTGGCCCCGATGGCGGGCTTCCGTAAAAAAGAAGTCACCGTTCCGGAGTGGGAAAACGCCAGAGTTATCATTCGTGAACCATCGGCTGAAGCCTGGATTCGCTGGCAGGGGATTGCCAGCCCGGAACAACCAAAATTACCGGAAGGGCAGGAAGCGCCAGAGGTGCCAGAACTGACCCCTTCAGAACGTGCTTTCCGCACGATGCGGGCAGATGTCACACTCTTCATTGATATTCTGCTGGATACCGACCTGCAGTACGTTTTCACCGTCGATGATACCGAACAGGTTGAAGCAATTTATGGCCCTGTCCATTCCCGGTTGTTGAAACAGGCGCTTGATCTCATTCGTGATGCGGATGATGCCAAAGCAAAGTAAAAATGCCTGGCATGCAGTTCCTGATGGCGCTGGCGCTCCGGATGGGCCGCACGCTGGGCGAACTGCGACAAACCATGACGGTCTGCGAATTCAGGATGTGGGCGGAATACGACCGAATCAGCCCGATCGGTGATATCCGTGGCGATATTCTCAATGCTCAGCTGGTTTCAGCGATGTACGGGGCTCAGGGCGGTAAAGTCACCATTGAAGACGCACAGATTCAGTGGAGTGCAGAAGAGGACGAGGCAAGCGACAGCGGCGATCCTTTTGCAGGCTTGGAGGCCGCTTTGCTTGCGGCATCCGAGGGGAGATGAAAAGGATAGCTGATCTCCTATCAATACGATGGTAATGTACGATGGAGTATCAATGGAGGATATTTCATGGCTAATATAAAAGTACATTACGCAAACTTTCCTTATCAAGAAATAACAACTAGTTTTGGTGTTATCTCAATAAAAACATCCGCCCTTCAAATAAAAGGAGAAGTTATTACTGGTGATAAATTTCTCTCTTTGGAAATATGTACAGAAAATAATGTCAAAAAAATAGGTGGTGCATTGGGATGGGGTGTTGTTGGAGGAATGCTTGCTGGTCCCGCTGGAATTATTGCAGGGGCATTTCTCGGTGGAAATAAAAAGGACGTAACTTTCGTTGCTGAAATGAAAGATGGTCGTAAATTTATGGGGACCACAGATAGCAAAGCATATACTGACTTGACAGCATCAAAACTCAAATTTGACGGTATTTTAAACGTGTCACATGATGACGATGAAAGCGAATATATCCCAACTTATGATGAGGAAATGATGATAAAGGCCAAGAGAATGTACAATGAGCCTGATTATATGGCATGGAAAGAACGTACAGGAGAGGCGGAGGAAATTCGCGCTTGGATGGCAAAGACTGGATATTATCCGCCTGGTTATCACGAATAAATATAGTTCATTTGAAAAAAGTCCGCTTTGGCGGGCTTTTTTTATGGGTGAAATATGGCAACATTACGCGAACTCATTATTAAAGTTTCTGCTAACTCTCAGTCTTTCCAGACCGAGATAGCCCGCGCGTCACGTATGGGGGCTGATTATTATAAGACCATGCAGAATGGTGGCAGGCAGGCTGCAGCTTCTGTTAGGGAAACTCGCCGTTCTGTTGCAGAGCTAACTGACCAGATGGAGTCAGCAAAGGCTACCGTACTGGGATTAACCGGGGCATTTGCCGGTGCTTTTGCCACGGGTCATTTAATATCCCTGGCTGATGAATGGAATTCAGTAAATGCCCGCTTAAAACAGGCATCTCAATCAACTGATGATTTTACCAGTTCTCAAAAACTGTTGATGGATATCAGCCAGAAAACGGGCACATCTTTTTCTGACAACGCTAATTTATTTTCCCGTTCAGCAGCCTCAATGCGGGAATATGGTTATAGCTCCAGCCAGGTGCTTGATATTACTGAGGCTATTTCTACTGGTTTAAAACTTTCTGGCGCGAATGCTCAGGAGTCCAGTTCGGTCATCACTCAATTTAGCCAAGCTCTGGCGCAGGGCGTGCTGAGAGGCGAAGAATTCAATGCCGTCAATGAGAGTGGCGACAGGGTTATACGGGCGCTTGCAGCAGGTATGGGGGTTGCGCGTAAAGACCTTAAATCTATGGCGGATCAGGGGCAGCTAACCATTGATAAAGTAGTGCCAGCCCTCATTAGCCAGCTTGGTAAGCTCCGGAATGAATATGGTGAATTACCGCAGACCGTTTCATCGTCGGCAACCAAAGTTGAAAACGCTTTTATGCAATGGGTCGGGGGTGCTAATGAAGCGAGCGGAGCCACAAACACCCTGACCGGCTTACTTGATGGTGTAGCCAGAAATATTGATCAAGTTGCCACTGCTGCCGGAGCGCTTGTTGCCGTTGGCGCAGCCCGTTATTTGGGAAATATGGCTCTTGGTGCCAGCTCTGCTACGGCTGGGATTATTAGCGCCGCAAAAAGTGAAGTAGCTTTAGCTGAAGCCCAGGTAAGAGGGGCGCAGGTTTCAACAGCTCGCGCGCGTGCTGCAGTTTATCGTGCCCAGCAGGCACTGGCAGCAGCACGTGGTACAGAAGTGCAGGCCGCCGCAGAAAAACGGCTCTCACTGGCGCAGGAGTCACTTAATCGTAATATTCAGGCCAGAGTATCCGCTCAGACTGCACTGAACTCGGTTACTGCTGTAGGTTCCCGGCTCATGGGGGGAGCATTGGGCCTCGTTGGCGGTATTCCTGGGCTGGTTTTGCTTGGTGCCGGCGCCTGGTACACGATGTACCAAAATCAGGAGCAGGCCAGGTTATCCGCGCAGGAATATGCAAAAACCATTGATGCAGTCCGTGAAAAGACAAAATCAATGTCCCTGCCTGAAGTTTCTGATAATGAGAACAAAACCCGTCAGGCGCTGGAGGAGCAAAACCGTCTTGTTGATGCCCAGGCATCAAAAGTAAAAAGCTTGAAGGAAGAGATCGCGGGCTATCAGTATGTCCTGTCCAACCCCGGACCGACAACCAGTGGCGGTTTCATGATAAACCACCTGACTTCGGTCGAAACGGTCACTCGTGGTCTGGAAGAAGCGACTTCCGCTCTGGCCGTTGAACAGGAGAGATTAGCTCAGATGCAGGCTAAGTCTGAGTCGATCCAGTCGGTACTGGAGGGGATAGAGAACAGGCGAATAGCATTAATCCGGCAGCAGGCTGCAGAACAGAATTCAGCTTATCAATCGTTAATAATGATGAATGGTCAGCATACAGAATTTAACCGTCTCCTTGGGCTTGGTAATAATTTACTGATGGCACGACAAGGGTTGGTTAATGCTCCGATGCGGATTCCGCAGGCTGACTTAACATCACAACAAACAAATGCTCTTGAGAAAAGTCGCCGAGATTTAGCGTTATCGAAACTTAAGGGCGAGGCAAAAGAGTTAGCCAGACTTGGTTTTGCCGCCGACGATTTGGGATTGACTAGTGATCCTCAGCACCAGACAGGCAGGCAGGAATTAATTAATAATGGAATTGCTGAGTGGAGAAATAATGAATCCAACAAACCCACCCGGAAAGCGCCAAAAAGCGAAGAATTAAAAGCCGCTGAGAAGACAGAAGATGTTTACAAGCGTCTTATTAAACAGCAGGAAGAACAAATTGCTTTGGGAAGCCAGAATACCGAACTGGCTAAAGTAAAATACCAGGTCACGCAGGGTGAGTTAGCCTCTCTTGAGCAAGCTAAAAAAGAAACCCTTCTGCACAATGCTGCGCTAATTGATCAGAAAAACATTGCTGAACAGTTAAAAACGTTCCGTGATGGGCTGGCTGACAGCAACGCTGCTGCGCGTGACCGGGGAAATATTGATTTTCTTGGTGCCGGGATGGGGGATAAGGCTCGCGACCGCATGAAGGAAATGGCGGATATTCGTACTGACTTTCGTAAGCAACAGGATGAGCTTCAGCGGGACTTTAACAAGAAGCAAATTTCTGAGGACCTCTACAAACAGCAAACGGAAGCGCTGCAGGCGGCGCTTGCTGAACGGCTCCAGATTCAGGAGGACTACTACAAGAAAACCGATGAACAGCAGTCAGACTGGCGGGCGGGGATCAGCGATTCACTGATGAACTACGCCGATCAGGCTGCTGACCTCAGTTCAATGGTAGCATCAGCGACCAGCGAGATTCTCAATAACACCACGAACTCCATTTCCAACAACCTGACCAGTGTCCTGACTGGTGCGACTTCGTTCAAAGAGGGGATGTCGAATATCTTCAGCTCTCTGGGTGAAACGGTGATTAAGACGCTGATCCAGATGGCAACACAGGCGTTAATCACCAAAGCGATTATGGCATCGTTCGGCGGTGGCGCTGGTGGTATGTTCGGAAGTCTTCTTGGTGGAGGTGGGGGAGGTGGTAGCACCGGGACGGCCATTCAGAGCGCTGGCGCTAATTTTTCGTTTAATGCTCTGGGAGGCGTATACAACTCACCCTCATTATCGGCTTACAGCAATGGCGTATACAGCACTCCGCAGTATTTTGCCTTTGCGAAAGGCGCGGGCGTGTTCGGTGAAGCGGGCCCTGAAGCGATTATGCCCCTGACTCGTGGCGCTGACGGTTCGCTGGGGGTTCGTGCGGTTGGACGTGAGTCACCGGCAGTCCAGGATGCTGCAAGGCAGATTGAGGCGCAACCACGAATCGCGGTCAGTGTTGATGCCCGAAGCACGTTTAGCGGGCAACCTGACGACGCAACAATGCTGGCAGTAGATCGAAGGAATGCTGCACTGGAACGACGCATCATCAACACACTCACTGCTGAAGTAAATAACCCCCAGAAGAAATTCGGACGCGCCATTTACTCCAATCTACAGCCCAAAAAACCAAGATAGACTGCCCGGAGGGAAAGTTAATGGCGGATATTATCTATCCGGATGAGTACCTGCCCATGCCACTTATGGACGGGTACGGTTTTAAGCCCATATCACCTTTACTGCGAACGGAAATGACGTCCGGTCGCGCAAGGCAGCGGCGGCGATACACCTCAACACCTGCTCAGGCATCAGTGAAATGGATTTTCCAGACTGATGCGCTGGCTCAGGTTTTTGAGGCCTTTTTCCGGGATGCGCTGAAAGACGGCCAGTCCTGGTTCTATCTGAAACTCCAGACCCCTATCGGAGTAAAGCCCTATAAAGCCAGGTTCGTGGATATTTACGAAGGGCCGACACTGGTTGCACCGAAATACTGGCAGTACAGCGCAACGCTGGAATTGTGGGAACGTCCGTTACCACCTGCCGGGTGGGGAAATTACCCTGAATGGCTCGCTGGTCAGTCATTACTGGATATTGCACTGAATAAAGAGTGGCCGAAGCATGACAATTCTTGAGCAACTTTATGCCAGCAGCGGTTCTGAGGTCATTCACGACACGCTGCAGATCACGGCAGGTGATCAGAACTACTGGCTTACCCGTGGGTGGGACAACATTACCGCCACGTTAGAAGACGGGCAGCAGGCTACGTTTGAGGGATGTGCTATTGATATTGCATTACCCGCCAGGAATGCTGACGGCACGCAGGACCTGAAATTTGCCATCAGTAATGTCGACGGTGTGGTATCCGATGCGATTGACAAAATCCTGGACGAAATGACGTCGGCAACCCTGACTTTTCGGCGGTACATCTCCTCTGATTTATCTGCGCCGGCTGCATCGCCTTACACCCTTGATGTGAAATCCGGATCGTGGACGGCTACAGCGGTGCAGGTGACTGCCGGATATATGAACATTCTTAAAACGGCCTGGCCGCGTAATCGTTATAACCTGGCGGAACATCCCGGCCTTCGTTACATGTCCTCCTGAGGTTTTCACATGTTCAGTTCTGATAAATACCTTTCGGTCAAATGGCTGAAGGGCGGGCGCGCTTTTCCTGAGCTCGACTGCTTCGGCATTATCAATGAAATCCGCGGCGATCTCCTCCTCCCGTTATGGCCGGATTTTTCCGGCGTGACGAAAGATGAGGGAGGCCTCGATCGTGAGGCCCGGAAGTTTATGAAATCCCTCACGCGCTGCGAGCCCTGCATCGGCGCCGGGGTAGCGTGTTATTCCGGCTCAACCGTGACGCATGTTGGTATCGTCGTTTTGCTGGATGGTCAGTTGCAGGTTGCTGAATGTAATCCGGGAACCAACGTCACCTTTCTGCCTCTTCCTCGATTTGTCCGTCGGTTTAACCGTGTGGAGTTCTGGCAATGACGATAAGAATTTACCCATCCCGGCTTCCCGGAGAACCGCTTGAAACTCATGAACACGGCACGACTACGTTGCATCAGTGGATGGTCAGAAATGTTCCCGGATACAGCCAGGACAGATCACACCCCGTTGCCGTTGAATTAAATGGTCGCCCGCTTCCTCCCGATGAGTGGCCGCTTTGCCAACTGAGCCCTGACAGTGACATCAGAATTTATCCTGTTCCCTATGGGACGGGGCTGGAAATTGCCGTCTGGGTTTCGATTGCGGTATCAGTTGCCTCCGCTGCTTATTCATTATTCTTCGGGCCGAAAGTCGACCTCGGTGGTTATTCATCGGGTAGCGGTCGTTCGCTGGAGCTTAATCCGGCAAAAGCGAACACGGCGAAACTTGGTGACCCGATACGTGAGGTGTTTGGTCGATGCCGCATTTACCCTGATTATCTGGTTCAGCCGGTTACCCGTTTTGACCCTGACGATCCAACGCGAATGACGGTCGAAATGTTTCTCTGTGTCGGGCAGGGGAGATTCTCGTTTACGGGAGGAGATAAGCGGATAGGTGAAACCCCCGCGGCCTCGCTGGGTGATGGTTTCAGCGATCAGGTGTATCAGCCTGGAGAAGACGTATCTTCTGATCCGCGAAGCGAAAACTGGTTTAACTCGACAGAAGTCGGCGGAACATCAAGCGGAACAGGGCTGGACATGGCTCAGACCTCGCCTGATTCCGACGACATTATCGCTGACAGCATGACTGTTTCTGGTGCATCCGTAACGTTTACAGGACTGGACATGGACGATGACGACGATGACGACGAGGATGATAACGCTCTGCCTGCAAGCTGGGTTGAAGGTACGATTGTAGAGATTAAAGCCCCCACCAACTTCCTTATCTCCACCTCGTCAGGTTACAGCGTATTTGCCAGCAAGCTCCTGACTGAAGTTGCGCCAGTAGTTGGGATGCCGGTAACGCTGAGTTTTAACAGCGTTGATTACGATCTCTTTATTGCAGCCCATACGCCGGGGCAGGATGCCATTCCGGGAGAGGGTGGCAGTGCAGCCGAAATTCAGTCCAGCGCCGCACCGACGACTTACGATTTCTCGCTGGGCAGCACAACGTTTACGGTGACCTGGCACGGTACGACTTATACCGTCTCGCTTGTTGCTGATTATGTGAATATGTCCGGCCTTCTGGCAGCTATAACTGAGGGGCTGACGGGATCAGGACTGGCGGCGCGTGACAATGGCGGCACGGTGCTAATCACTGAAGAAGCAAGTCCGTTTGCGGGAGGAGACATCACATCTTCCTCTCTTCCCCCTTCTGTTTTTGGCGATACTCCTGTGTATACCTCAGGCAGCGCGTCAACGGGTGGTAGCGCGGCCATTACTGCGAGTGTGACCCTTGCCTATAACAGTGCGACCGGAACTGCGTTCGCCGGAGTACCGGAGGGCACTCAGCGCCTTTCGCTCGCACATCGGGGTAATGAATATCAGGTTGTGTCTGTTGATGGAACGACGGCAACTGTCGCGCGTCTTGTCAGCGGTTCCGTTGATGCTTCATGGCCGGGATTTTCCAGCAGGACGATGATTGACTATGAAGCTACGGGGCTTAACGACACGCTGAGCTGGCTGGGGCCGTTCCTGGCTTGTCCGGAAAATGAAGTTGTGGACGCCTTTGAGGTTAACTTCTCCTTTCCTAACGGTATTTGCGGCTTTGACAACAAAGGTAAGAAGCGCATCAGGCACTGTGAATGGGAAATCCAGTATCGGGTGTATGGCACTGGCTCCGGGTGGATCAGCAAGCAGGGAGAATATGCGCTCAAAAACATTAATGGGCTGGGGTACACAGAAAGATTTTCGCTCGACTCTCCCGGCCTGGTTGAGGTGCGGTGTCGTCGCCGGAATGAGCAGGGCAGTAATAACGCCCGTGACAATATGTACTGGCAGGCTTTAAGAGGGAGGCTTCTCGCACGACCCGCCTCTTACGCAGGTGTAACCACCTGGGCAATCACCGTTGAAACCGGGGGGAAGCTGGCGGCACAGTCTGACAGGCGCGTCAGTGTGGTCGCCACGCGAAACTATGATGGCGGTGGTGACAGAACCATTAGCGGCGCATTTCGTCATGTGGCAGGCAGTCTTGGTTTTAATGCTAACCAGATTGACGCCTCTGCGATAGAAGCTCTTGAAACTGCCTGGTGGACGCCAAGGGGAGAATATTTTGACTATGAGGCAAGCAGCGACAGTGCCTCAGCAAAAGATATTTTCGACAAAATCACCGAAGCCGGCATGAGTTATTTTTTACTGTCAGACGGGCTCCTGTCTGCCGGGCGTGAAGGCATCAAAAGCTGGACCGGGATCATTACTCCTCAGGATACGGTAGAGGAAATGCAGACCTCGTTCAGGGCGCCTTCTGACGATGACTATGACGGCGTTGACGTCACCTATATCAACCCGGTAACCTGGGCAGAAGAAATCGTTCAGTGCCGGACGACTGATAATCCTGTGCCGCGGAAAGTGGAGTCGTACTCGCTGGGTATTGTAATGACTGCGGATCGTGCTTACCGGACAGGGATGCGCAGGCTCATGAAGTATCTGCATCAGCGCAGGACCTATGAATGCACAACCGAGCTTCTTGGCTGGTGCTATCAGTTTGGCGATCACATCATTCTCTCTGATGATATTCCTACTGGTAAAACAATCAGTTGCCTGATCGAGGCCATGGCATTCGATGATGAAGTTATCACGTTAACGGTCACTGAGCCTCTGGACTGGAGCTACGCTAACCCGCGTTGCTGGATACAGTTTCAGGACGGTCGGCCATCAACCCGCTTATTAACCCCGACGCGCGTCGATGACTTTACTCTTTCAATACCGTACAACGCCGATCTGCATCCTGAAGACTGGACGATGGATGACCCGGATATTGAATTACCGCGCCTGCTGTTTTGCGACAGCGAGAAGGGTGCACGACACGGAATTATTCAGGAAATAGTCCCCTCGGATGACGGCACCTGTCAGGTGACCGCCCCGGAATATAAAGAAATTTTCTACGCATACGACGACGCCACATACCCCGGCGACGTCGCGTAATACCCCATAAAAACCCCTTATTAACTCTTTTCGCTCAAACCCTCGTTTGCGCGAACGCTTTTTTGGAGCAAAAAACATGGCTGCAGATCTGAATCCGCCGCTGGGTACGACGACGCCTGAAATATTCATGGATAACGTCAAACGCGCTGACGAACTGGTGAACGGTCCGGCTGGAACGGTTGACGACCGCGGCGGGGAACCGCTGGATACCTGGCGTCAAATGATGGCGAAAAATGATGAAGTCCGGCAGAACATCATTCCGCTAAGTAAGCAGTACATGACGCTTGATGCGGCCCAGGCCGATATCGTCAATATCCCGGAGGGCAGCACCACCTATGTGCGCAGTTCTGATGATGCTTATCTGGCTATTGAGTACAAAAACACTGGAGGCGTGCTGCAACCTACAGGAAGAACCATGATTTCTGGAAAGACAGCCGTAAGACGTACAGATGAATACTCTGACGGAGTGACTTACGCCTGGGGAAAGGTTATGTCCAGCGGGGAAATACTTCCGGGTACTCTTCAGGGAATGGACGGATTGCCAGCGCCTGAAAACGTCGCAGCATACGCTGCCAAAGGTGTGGCGGTCTATCAGCTTAATCCCGCAGATATTCCGGCAGGACATGCGATTATCAAAGACGGCATTGTTTTGCTGGAAGCCGACCAGTCAGGGCGCCTTAATTACCTGCCACCGCTCAATCGTCGCGCGCGGCAGTCGGTGAATCAACGCCCTGAAATGGTCCTCACGCCGCTACCCGCATCAGTACGCGCGGCAGTCGAACCACTCGCCGAGCGTGCCTGTAAATACATGCTTTCAACGTGGGTGCCGACATGGGTTCCCCTGGCTGGCGGAACCGGGCTTCCAGTCACTGGCTCGACGATGGACAGCATAGAGCAATACCCGCTGATGCTGGCCGCAGTAGTTCACTGGATAAGCTGGTGTGATGCCGGTTACGCTGCCTGGGATGAAACGTTTATTGGCGTCAGTTATGACACTGCCGTTTCCTGGATTGTGCAGGGGCTGGATTTAGTGGTGAGTGCGCATCTGGCAAACGGTGGTTGGTGGGGAGGCCCGCCGCCGCCGTGGAGCGAAGCCTCTGAAGATGTGGCTGTGACTTTCGGCTCACAGGCGGCAGAGCTGGCGCGTAATGTGGCCAGCCACTGCGACCTGATGGGCGCACACCTGACGGCAGCCCAGAAAACAAAAGTCACCGTAATGGTGGTACATGAGGCTAACCGCTTTGTGAAGTACACGCCCAAATACCGCTGGACGCGCCCGGATATCCGGGGGCAGGTGACGGATAACTACCCGACAGGCGATTCCAAATCAGAAGAAATCGCGTGGAACCTGGCTATCCTCGCCCGTGCACTGATTTTAGCCCCGGATAATGCCAACGCTGAGCGCTGGGCCGAGCGGCTGATTACGATGCAGATTGCGGCGCTGGGTGACAGAAACGACCTGTCCGAGACGATGACGATTAACGGGCTGGCTCCCTGCGATGTGATGAACGGGACAAACGTTAACCCGACCCGCCTCGTTGAAAACCACGGGGTTGCTGATGGGCAGGACGTCTCGCGCTGGTACACGATGGCTTCACTGTCAGGCAGTGAATGGATGTTGCGTACCTTTCTGCTGGCTGGAAAGCCGGTACCCTCGGCTGCTCTATGGCATATGGCCGACACCCTGCGGGCGCTGGCCTACAACCCGGATGGTTCGGTGTGGAGCATGGACTGGAGGGAGCCTGTCGGCGAGCTGTCCTATGCACCGGCGATTGCCTACATGTTTGCTGACCCGCGTCAGGACTATATCGATACGCTGTTGCACCGCCTGGCGATTTTTGCGGGTCAGCAGGACGACACCACCGGAGCGTTACCTGCCGGGGCTTTTAACTGGCCGGTTTATGGCTCATCCCAGCCGGGTGAATTCCTGAGCTATATCCGTCTGTCTGACCGTATGCAGAACCCGCTGACCTGTCCTCGTGCCACCAATGCACATTACACCAGCCTTGCCGCTATTTACCGGAGCGTTTAATCATGACCCTTGAAGTTGTTCCTGGAAGCCTGACCAGTCCCGACCCTTCCATTAAAAACTATGCCCCCTATGCTCCCGCTATTGGCGTGACCGGTTATACCGACCGCTGGCGTCCGGCGCTGGATTTTTCAGCCAGCATTACGGGAGACGCCGTTATCGCTTATCCGAGTCCCCTGGTGCCGGATAATGTTTTGTCGGGAAACACAACGAATCCGCCAGTCATTGTCGATCAGTCCGGCATCCGCATGGTGGACTGTGCGACACCTGGCGCACTGGCAGCGCTGACGGACATCAATCGTAAGTTCGGTGACGTCAGTTTGCTGGCGGTATGGTATGAAGTACACGGCTCCGCATCCCACTCTATTCTGACCATCGGTGGATTGCGGTTCAGCCGGGCAAGCGCCAGCTGGGGTCTGTCCAAAATGTCCGGCGCTGCTGGGACAACACTGAGCATTTCCAACGATCCGGCTGCCGGAGGTGTGGCTATTTCCGCACGTCGCTATGCCGCTATTCTGACCATCCCTGCTGACAGCGCAGCCGCAGTAACGTTACGATTAATAGGTGCAGGCTCATCTGGTGTCAGTGTTTCTGGCATTATCACCCGCGGTGGTTCTGCAGAGGAACAACGCCGGTTGCGTTTTGGTAAAGATTCGGGAGGGTCATCTAATACCGGACCGCAGTTTGCCGAAATGGTTATCTGGGAACGCCTGCTGACTACGGAAGAAATCTCGGCCGCTGCTCACTATGCTTCAGGCAAATACAGTCTGTGAGTTTTCTTGATAAAATAAAATGGATGGTCGTTATAGATGACCATCCATTTTTTGTTTTGATTAGAAATCAGCTCTTAACAAATGTAGAGCGGTGACTATTTAGACTTTCTTGTCTGATTAGCGCTCTTTCTGTTTTTTTCTTCTTCTGGTAATAACCAGCAAGAAGGAGCATCATCGACATTACCTTATAAGACATGTAGATATCAATCATCAGCATGTTTATACAGAATGCAATAACACATAACGACATTGTTGGTGATAGTCTCTTTATACGAAGAAGAAAAAGAATAAATAGTATTAAACCTATAATTCCTGTCTCTGTCGTAATCCTCAGCCAGCCACCGTCAAGAGCGTTACCAAAAGAGCCAGCTCCCACGCCGATCATCCAGTACATAGGGTGTGACAGATATAGTTTAACGGCGTAAATCCATTTAATACCCCTCATGCTCCAGCTGGCATCAACCTCATCACCACGGGAAAGAACGCCCAGATCGCCCCATGAAGGGACTGATTCAGTAATTCTAACCGATGAATATGAGTCTAATAGCTGGTCAATATTATCACTGTTCATGAGACTATCAGATCGAGTCGCCACCGTACTGTCACTAAAGAAGAAATAGACCGCGAACAGTAAAGGAATGACCACGAGGCATCTTTTGATGATGGTTACCAGGCTGGCACTTAGCTTCATATACCAGATCAGAACAGCAATCTGCGCAAGCATAGACATCCTTGAGCCAGTCATCATGATGATTAATGTGGCTATGCCAAAGATGACGTATTTCTTGAATTCGCTTCTTTCCTCTGCCAAAAAGTAACATGTAATGAAGTTAAGTATAACACCAAGCTCCCAAGGCCCGCTCGTAAGACCTATTACACGTTCTGACATATTTGGCTGATAGCCTCTGACGTTGAACCCACCAACAACTCCAAAGTGTTGAAGGATGGCTACTACAGAGTTAGCAATAAGCAAAAGCAAAAGTAACTTCCTTATATTTGCTCCACCTTTGTATAAAAAGAAACCCATGTAGAAAAAAACAAAATATTCAAAGAAACGAATTGGAAAGAGAACCGTTCCCCTGCCATATTGCGTCGAACTAAAGAATGAACCAAGGAATGTGACGAATAAAAACAATATGAAATAAAATTCAGTTTTACTGACCTTTGTCTTTTTATTCTGTGCTGCATATAAGAAGAAAAAGAAAAACAATAAGCAGATGATTAAATCATCAATCCTTAAGCCAGCATTAAACCCTCCACCCAGAGAAATCAAATCCATTTTCGGTATAAAAAACATTACGTAAACAAAAAAAAGTACAATGCTTGCCATCTTTCCAATTTCCATAGGATTAGTCTGCATTATCATACTTTAGCTTTAAGAGCAAAGCTATGACCTGATCACTAAAAATGTGCTATTGATATTGGTGGTATCTTTAATGGGTTATCACTCAAAATTTCGGATAAGTGTATGAAAAACAGGCGAGAATTTATAATTTCCGGTGCAAGTGCAGTTGGACTGTTAGCACTCTCAAAACAAGCAAAATCAGGGCCACAACAGGCACCCGCTTATCTTAAGGTGGCGTCTGGGATATCACAGACAGGCATGGCCAGCATCAGGAGCTTTCTTCCTGCATCGTTTAATGCATCAGATCCGAACGCCGATTGCACGAAGTATATACAGAATGCAATCAACGAGAGGGTGCAACTATTTATACCTGCAGGTGTTTACAATGTATCGCCTAACCCTGATTCACCTGAGATAAAAAACGCTCAGTCCAAAGGTGGAAGTTGCATCAATTTACTTCCTGGGTGCGCAATCATCGGTGTTGGAACTATAAGGCTTTTGTCTGGTAGCTATGCAGGTGTTGGTTCAATCATAACAAATTGGGATGATGACGATTTATCAGATGTTATAATTTCAGGTGTGAGGATTGATGGAAACTCTCAAAACGTTGATGGGGCCATAAACTGCATTAATATTATCGGCTCAAGAGGGCTAACGATAGATAATGTTAATGCTATAAATCCTCCCGCAAGAAAAGGAAATGGGGGAATAGGAATAGGGCTTCGTTCATCTAAAAATAACAACGGGCCAGTTGATAGTAACATCACTAACTGCCGCGTAGAAAACTGCGGATATATTGGGATAAGCATTGATAGGCCAAATGGAGTTATCATCAGTTCTTGCACAGTAGATGGAACAAACGATAACGGAATTGATATTTTTGGAAACGATTATAGCGGTGGACGGTTCAATTCAGGAGAGTCGCGTAACGTTATTGTTAGCAACAGTATAATAAAAAATGCTAAAGGCTCAGGTATTTTCCTTGAGTCATGCGGTGATGCTGTAATTTCCGCGTGCCATATAGATAATCCGGGGTCTAATGGAATCATACTTAACCGGATGAATTCGGCTTCATTAGACAATGTTATTAGTGCTGTTAAGATTAAGGGCAACGGAAAAGGCATTGGAGTTAAGTTCAAAAATACTACAGGAAGCACTCAATTATCTGGAATGCGTTTTGAAAAACTTGAAAGCAGCTATCACATGGATGGGGCTGAGTTTGTATTTATTGATAAAGGGTTGCATAAGGACATATCGGGTGAATTGATCAAGATCACCAATAAAGACAAAGTAAGACTTAATAGCTCGCTTATTGAAAGACAGGTGTACCAAGGCAGTCAGCAGCCGAAGCTTCTCAATGCCGAATATTCCAGCGCCATAGCTAACACCACAACCGATGGGATTCACTGGCTAAATAACAATAAAGTTATATGATCCTTAAAGATAGGCGTTCATGGAGGATTGATAGCCTCACCTTCTCTTGATCTTCTCTTAAAACAAAAAATACTGTATGCATAAACAGTATTTAAGGGAGGGGGATCATGCCTCGACAATCAGATATCAACCAGGCCTTTCGTGAGTCGATCCTTCGAAACTCGAAAGGCTACCAGTACCTGCACACTCGCGATTTTGTTTCTTCTCTTGTGTGCCGAGGAATCCACTTATCTTATTCCGAGGCTAACCGGTGGATAGAGCGCTATCAGTCTTGCTTCGCTGACAAAACGCCGGATCATACCGAGAATAGATTATGGATTCTCCGCAACATGGGGAGGGTGATGTAATGACTGCCAGCTATTTTCCTTCACCTGCTGCCGACTACGTTGAGTCTGCTCTGACTGTTACGGCTGCGTGCAACATTGGCGCGAACTCTCAGGTTATAGAGACTGATCGCGGATTTGTGGTCCTCGATCTGTCGTTAAAAGTGACGCAAGGAAGCGTCCTGCTTATCCGCCTGGCTGGCGAAC